TCTGCGCTGAAATTTCTTTTTTTCATTATGACACCTGTGTTGTTCTGAGGTGAGCATATCACCTCTGTTCAGGTGGCCAAATTCAGTAAACCACTTCAGACGGCATCTTTCGCCCGGTGGCTGAGAGAGTACCACCGTTGTTGATGTACTCGTCTGCCAGCGCGCTTCCGTCCTGGCTACGCACGTAGGTTGTGGAGTTTATCGGGATATTCGCGATATCCGCCTGCGCTGCATCCAGGGTCATATACTGCCGGCTGAGAGGGATCAGGTTCTTCCGCGTCTCTTCGACAACTTTATCCCCTTCCGCCTTCATTCCGTCTACGGTGTAGTGCTCGCCCCCCAGGCGATCGGTGTATGTCAACTCTGTGCTGGTAACAACCTTATCCAGCATGGCGCCGGCATAAACTGAGTCCCGGATATCCGTGCTCGGAACGGCGTTATCAGTGGGAGTTGGTAACGGTACTTCTGCCATTGTGCATGTCGCCCTATGTAAAAGGCGCACGAAACCCTCAGAAATTAATCTGATGTTGTGCGCGAAGGTTGGTAATTACTGCTGTGTGTTACGGATAAATCGAGTCTGAATACTCAGTGAGTGAGAGGGTTTGAGTATCGTCACCGTTGGGTTTGGCGCTGTCGACGCGCCAGATTGTGGAGTTCAGTTCCGAGTCGGTAGCAATGAAATAACGGCTGGGGTTTTGCACATTTTCGCGGTCATAAATGTTCAGATCGAAGGTATCGGCTGCAGCCTGAAATGCCTGGGCTTTGCCGCTTACCGGATAAGCTCGCCAGCGCCCGCGGTAATTGCCGAGGCTGTCGGTCATCACCACCCACATATCGCCGAGAGAAAAGTCGATACGCTCTGACGTCGAGAACACATCCCCGGAGCGTCCGGTGATGTATCCAGTCTGCTGCGCGTTGTCGTACATGTCCGGACACTGAACCACCGTTCCGCGCACCACCTGCGTCGACTCCAGCACTTTCACTGTCATGGTCAGGCGTGAGTAAAGGATTTTCCTCGCCTCAAGCCAGGCCCGATCGGTTGCCTGAGTGGCGTTTCGGCAGCCGTCCAGGCTGATCTGCATCGCGTTAACAGTGGCATCCTCAACCTCAGTGATGCCGCTGCTGTCGATCTGCAGGTAGATGTACGCCTTCTTGTTAGTCAGCGGGTCGACGTAATCCAGCGCCACGCCGTCGTAACCACCGGGGAGAGACATTTGCCAGGCGACTTTGTACTCGTCCCAGAACATGTTTGAGCGCGCAAAAACCGCATCGGGATTTGTCACCTTCTCATCACGCCAGAATGTCAGTACATCGCCAATGTTATTGCCATCAACGCGGGCCACATTGGCGATCGTCGCTATGCGCTCACCCAGCGGCTGCTTCTCATCCGAGAAGGTGTAATCGAAATACCCAAGCTGGGCATCCGGCAGCGAATCAGCAATGGCATACAGAGCTGCGACGTCAATACTGCCAACGTCCTGCTTACTTACAACAACCCACTCATGCAGGATAGCGTCAGCAAACGAACGACTCGGCCGCAGCGTATAATCGACCGCTCCGGTTGTCCGGTCGTAGCTGATGGTATGCCGCTGCGCTAGCATGTTGTACTTCTGCTCGCGGTTTGAGTTGCTGTCATTCGACCCCTTAATCGTGATGCGGGCAATCGTGTCTTCCGGATAAACAACGTTTTCGCGCACGTTCACCGCGTGGATTGCCATCAGCGTCACGACGTTAGCGTCATTGCTGTTGTCGAGGCGCTCGATGGTCACCGCATAGCGCCCCGCCCCGGCAGCCGGGACAAACTTGTGCGTTGTGCGGAAATACCGGGTCGTCACCTGGAAGTCGTTATCGAAGAAATAATCGTGCTGCTCTGACGTACCGGGCACCTGATTGTTGTCGTCATCGACCTGCCAGAACTTGATCCTGTATTGCGTTGTGCCGGCCGTCGCGCCGAGCTGAACCAGCACATGCACCCATACCTGCGTCGAGACGATCGGCGACACTGAAGGCCCGATAACCAGAGGGGTCTGGTCATTCAGCGTGAAAAGCGTCGCGTTGATAACCGCATTGCCCGGCAGAGACGTAATTTCTCCCGAGAGTTCGCCGATATAGAACGTCGTGTACGACAGCGTGTCGTCGCCGATAAAGCTCTCAGAGGAGATGATGTTCCCGGCACCTGTGACGTTGCGTGTGACGCTTGTGCCGCCGTCGTTCCAGGTAGCATTGATGACGAATGACACAGGGTGAGGTACCGCCAGCGCAGCGAAGTAGGCAAAGTTGTCATCGTTCGACAGCACGACAGCCTTGAGCTGATTACTCTCGATCTCCACTGATGTCGGCGCCGTCGTGGTCGCGGTCTGGGCCGGAAAGTCCTGGGATTCGTTTAACCCGGGGACAGTTTCGTTATCGACGTCATCGAACTGATACCCCACCTCAATCGTGCCGATCACGTCACCCGGGTTATAAATCGCAGAACTGGCGCCCGCTAGGCTGCCGAGGTTCGATTCCGAGTAGCGGATCGAGGAGATGGTGTACCGGCCGTAACCGACCTCAAACCATTCCGTAAGCTGTTTGTTGTTGTCGACGAACTCGAACAGAGCCTCCTGAATCAGGTCAGGAAAGACGCGGCACTGGCCGTAAATGTTAGGGCGCCCCTTGTAGAGTCGCGCGCGGTTAGTCTGGCCGGTTAAGTCGTTGTTGGGGGATTCCCCTGTCGCCACCGATACCGACGCGCTGGGCTTATTTGACAGGCCGAATACCTTCAGCGCGCCGGAGAGGATTTTCGTGACCGGACGCAATATCGTGGTGATGAGTTTGCCAACCCCGCCCTCTGGCTGGTCGAACACAGCCACAGTATCACCGGATCGCAGTGGCCGACTGATATCGTAATCGTCCGGCAGCGCTCGGCCATTCAGTTTCACGATAACATCGCGGTGCAGCTGCAGAGAATCCAGCAGGCTCACCAGTGTGGTACCGGCATCTACCGTTCCCCGCTGCAGCGGCGCGCCAGGCAGCCTCTGTAACTCATATCGCACCATGCACCATGTACTCCACTTTGCTGTAAACCTTCAGTAATGCCAGCGGGCTATCGCAGCGCACGAAACCAAATTCCCCGCGGGCATGCAGGCACTTAACCGGGCTGATCATCACACCGATATGCGCCGGCACTTCGCCGCGGTAAAAAACGGCGATGCATCCGGTGGCCGCCACCGGCACACGCTGCCAGTGCGCGTGCTCCTGTTCGTAGCAGGTGATGAAATCCGCGCCCGATTCGTAGCCGGCGATGTGATGCAGCTCCAGGCCGAGCACATGCCGGTAATACAAAACGACGAGTCCCCAGCAATCCAACTGCTCAAAACTGCAGGCGCGGTTAGCCCAGGGCTTGCCGTTAACAAGCCCGATAAAGTCGCTCTGTGTCATACGGTGATCAGTCCGGGATAGTCTTTCGTGGTGTAAATGATGGAGTTGGCCAGCGTCAGCGGATTAGTCTTGCCGGCGGTCACGGTGACGTTGCTGGCATCGGCTGAAATGTCGTTCACGTAAAGCGTCCAGTCTTTCAGAGATGATGCATCGCCGATCGCGTTCCACTGCTGATACAGGCACTTTATCGGCGTCATGCGCGCCGCCCCGCGCCAGCTTTTCAGTGTCTGCCGTACATGTTCCGTGGCGGCGACAAACGTTATGGTCATTGATATGACCGCCGTCCCGTCCTGCGCCGGTTCTGTCACGCTGAACCGCGCAGGCTCGAATGAGTTGCCGCCAAACGTCGCCGGGCGAAACAGGTTATTGACCACCCGGTAATAACCAAACGCAGGGTGATAAAACTCCACCGTCTGTTTGATGTCGCTCGCCGGCCGGCGCTCCTTCCACTCTCTCAATGTCGGCATCAGTCAGCCCTCGGCATCACTTCGGTGATCAGGTAATCCAGCCAGTATCCGTAGCCAGGCTGGGCCTCAACAATCCAGTCGTCGTAGTCCTCAGTAATGTCCTCGATACCGTTACTGATAACCGTTGCGCTCCAGGTGACAATGTTGCCGTTTTTGCTGGTCTGCACCGGCATATCGACGAAATGCAGCGTCTGCTGCTGAACGCCCTGCGTATCACCCAGGTCGATCGGCATCTGGAACCAGTTGCGCCCGCGGTCGCAATATGTCGGCGAGCGCAGCCATGACTTAAATCGTTCAGCCTGGGTAAGCGTGAATATCCACTGCAGCGTCCAGGTTGCTTTCAAGTCCATGGTGATCGGCGTGATTATCAATGGACCGACTGCCGTCTGTGTCGTCTGCCAGGCTGTATCCTGCGTCATGTTCTGATCGGCGCGCTGGGGAAGCGGCAGGAACGGAGGGTATTGAACAGTTGCCACGTTTCCTCCGGGCATAAAAAAACCCGCCGGAGCGGGTTGGGTTTAGTTATTCAATTGCCTGCGGAGACTTAGGAGTATCTTCGATTATAATGTCGAATTTTTTGATATCCCCATCCTGAGGCGTAATCTTAAATTCAGAGTTAGCCGGGATGATCCCCTCCACAACACTCCCGTTAACCATTTCCAGACGGAATTTTACCGGTCTGTTTTGGCGGAAAATGGTAGTCTTGCCTATCTCCATACCCCTACTAAAACTTTCTCCAGGCCCATAGATATTATCTTTCCCCATCAAAACGCTCCATTTGCTTTACGAGATAACCCAAGCGTCGATTGTAGCGTGCTGATGTAAGGCCCATTGCGTTCCGCATCAGAAATCAGGAATTCCAGCACATAATTACCGTCATTCTGAGTGGCCCCCATGTATTGCGGCTCAGCATTGGACGCTTGATTGTTGATGACTACCTGAACATTCAACCCGCCGCCGCCCTGCATATCCTTATTGCTGATGACCTTCCCGTTATCGCCGGGGATCATGTACTGCTTGCCGGTGCTGGCCTGGTAAATCTCTGGCTTACCTTTCTCGCCGACCTGATACAGGCCACCGGCTGATACCGGTCCGCCATTGTACCGCGCTCCCGCTATTGAAAGGGCCTGCGCCATGCCAACTGTTGAAGCTATTCCCGCCTGTGCCGGCACTGCATTCGCGCCAGCAGTTGCAAGAGATGTCATTGCGGCTGCAGGGGCCATGGAAGCGGCGATTAGCTGCCCTTGCGCAATAGCCATTCCAGAAGCGGCGGTCATGCCAGCCTGACCCATAATTACAGACTTCAACCACTCAACCCCCATCTGAACAAAGGAGTTGATGACGCTGTTAAGTACCGTCGAGCCTAGCGACCGCATAGCTTCGCTGACAGACATGCTGCCAGTGATTATGCCAGTGAGGGCGTTGGAGGCGTTTCCAGCAAATGAATCAAACGCCGCGGCAGCTACTTCATATCCTGCATGTTGTTGTCGCCATATCTCCCACTGCGCCGCTATGCGCTGTTGCTCGTACTGAGTGTTAGCGGCATTCATCAGCTCAAGTCCGCGCTGAGTAATCTGCCCCTTCTGCGATTCAAACTGCTGGATTAGAGCCAACTCCTGCGCGTGCTGGTTAGCCAGCTGTTGGACAGGGTCAATCTGCCCCCGAGCTTCCTGCATGGGGCTTACAGTTTGCTGAGCGCGTATCTTAGCCAGATTAACCTGGTGCTGAGCCTCCAGTTGCTCACTGGTCTGATTGTACTGCTGCTGAGTGATTTTTTTGGCGGCCAGTGCAGTTTGCAGATCTTTAACATCCTGCTGGTAAGACGCATTCTCTCTGGCTTCAGGGAGCAGTTTTTCTGCCGCAGCCTGGGCTTTGAGGGCATTAGCCGTATCCCATATTTCTCCACGGTATTTACCGGCAAGAGCAATTTGCTCTTGTGTGGCTCCCTTACCTAGTGATTGCTGAGCCTGTAATACTGCCTGCTCCCGGCTTAACTCCTGCGTTGAGCCAGCAGCGAGCTCTGATTGCTGGCGCAGATTTTCAAGTTTTTGGTTTACCGATTCCTGCTGGTTAGCAAGTTTCTTAGCCTCAGATTCCGCTTCCTTGGTGGCCTTTTTGTTATTTTGCTGCGCTTGTTGAGCATCGAATTCAGCTGCTGCTCTGTCACGAGCAAGGTTAACATCCGCCTCTGATCCACCGAGTTTCCTAATGTCCTGCTCAGCCCTTAATTGCGCTCGCTTCCTGTCATTAAGCTCGCTCTGAAGTGTTACCTGATCCTGTAGCTTATCCAGATACTCCTGAACATCTTTCGGGCGTTCAACCATGAGGCTGCTGGAGTTGAATTTGTCTTTTGCCTTGGCCGCAAAATTAATCATATCTCCCAACTTGCTCATCATGCCGGCAGCAATTCCCGCTTCCTGCCCATCCCTGCGCAGCAAATCGATACCTTGCTTCATCGTTCCGTTTAGCGTAGCGCGGCCAATGTTAATGGCGTTTTGGGTCTGACTCAGTCTGTTCTGGGCCTTCTCCAGCTCAAGGGTAGCTATAGCTAGGTTATCCTGTGCGCCGCTAAGCGCCTCGGCAGCCTGCCGCCCTCTCGTTGTATTCGTACCCCAGTTTGCAATTTCTCGCTGCTGTCGCTGGACAGCCGATGTCGCGTCATTGAATTCCTTTTGTGCGTCTGATACCGCGTCACTTAATTCAGGCAGGCTTTGGCTTAGCTTTCCTATCGTTGCCGCCAGCTCTGTATGCGACATCGTCTGGAATTTTGAGCTCAGATCGTTAACGCTATCTGCAAGGGCATTAGCGTCATTCCTGGCCTCTTTTGCGCGCTGTGAAAAGTAAAGGATTGCACTAGCAGCAAGCATTGCCGCTCCGGCAGGCCCACCAATTAACCCGAGAGCCCTGCTAGCCAGGCTGGCACCAGATGAGAGAGCCATTTGAGCAGCCCTGTTTGCCGCCAGTGCTCGATTATAATTATCAACCGCACCGGCAGCCGCAACCCTGGCAACGGACAAGCGCTGTTCAGCTGCCGCAGCGTTGGTTTCGCTGATAGCAGTAAGGCGCATCATTTCTGCGAGCCTTATCTCATCTAAGGCCCGTTGTTTTGCGACCGCTGCAGCCCTGAGGTCTGCCGCTGCTTTATTCGCGGAAGCCTGAGCTGCTAATGATTCTTCTGCTGAAAGCGTGCGTGATGCGGCAGCTGCTTTGATTTTAGCCGCAGTAGCCATAGTTAAGGCGCCGACATACCGACTCCCAAGAATAGCCGCGGCACCAGTCAGCAAAGCGCTCAGGCCGCCGATATTTTCACTGATAGTAACGACCGCATCACTGAAAATTGCCGCGCCTGTTTTAACCGTAGAATTTTCGCCGAAGAACTTCGTGATGTTATTGCCCGCAACCTGAAGAGCCTGGCTGATAGTCGTAGTGGTGTTGGCAAATTCAGCACCGATTACACTACCCTGGGAAAGCAGACCGTTAACCACAACATCTGTCGTTAGCTTGCCCTGTGCCGCCATGTTGCGCATCTGGCCGATGCTGACCCCCATAGAGTCAGCAAGGGCTACGATAAGGCGATTACCCTGCTCGTTTACAGAGTTGAATTCCTCACCGCGTAACGCGCCAGAGGCCAAGCCCTGAGATAGCTGAATAATGGCATTTTCAGCCTCTTGTGCCGTTGCGCCTGAAACCACAAATCCCTGATTGATAATCGTGGTTAATTTTGCCAGATCCCCAGCGCTGGTTCCGTATTGCCGAGTGGCCCTCTCTAAACGCGCATATAGGGATGCTGTTGCATCCAGGCTGCTTCGGGTTTGCTGCGTGATGTTGAAAACACGCTCAGTTACATCAGCAAGTTGTTCAGACGGGCGAAGAGAGTTGGATAATTTATTGTTAACAGTAGCCCATGCGTCAGCATATTCAGCCACCTGCTGGACAGAAAGAGCTGCGGTAAGTGCAACCGCAACACGTGACAAGCTCGACATCGAACGCTCTGTGGTATCAATGGAGCGTGATGTTTTATCAAATCCCCGTTCCATCAGATCAAGGCGCTGGTTAACGCGCTGCTGAGCGGTAAGTAGCCCGCGCACATCCATTTCAATGTCGTAATAAATACCGCCAGCGTTCTCAGCCATTTCCTTTTCTCCGGGCAATAAAAAACCCCGCCGAAGCGAGTTTTGGGGTTGAGTTTTGTTATATTAGCCCAGCTTTTCTTCGGGCCTCTTCGAGATACTCATCATCTGTTTTTTCGGGACCGAGGTCTAAAGGCTGCTGCCTTTGCCACTCTTTTAATTTGCCGCTAAGTGCATAAATGATTTTGTCGAAGTTTTTCTGATGCCTGTGTGCACCTGTCACGTTAACGCCTAACTTCAGGGCGGAGTCTATACCGACGACGCATGAGTTTTCTCCGTCGGAATTCACCACAATAGACACATTTTCACCCCATGAGAAAAGAGAAATTCCAGCACTTACGGAAACTCGGCGAAGTGTGTCATCCTTCTGTTTAATCGTCATCCCGACTTCTGGAATAGCCTCTAAAAGTTTTTCAAAGGCAACGTCAGCCGGAAATGGAAAAATTTGCTGCGTAGATTGACTGGCAAAGCTCATATCCCTATCCCCCTCAGTAAAAGTAAGAAAATCGTAGCAAACCAAACATCTTTAGTCTGCCCATCCTTCCGCCTTTTTCTTTTTAAGGAGAGCATCCAGGCCGGCTGCGTCCTTCTGCTTCTTGAGGATCGTCGCGTATTGCCTGTAACCATGATGTCTAGGGGCAAAAAATTGCCCATTATCGTACATGCCAGGATTTTTCTTCATGGCAGACATAGCTAATGGGGCAAGGGCTATTTGCTGTTGGCAGTAATGAATTGCCTTCTCGAGGTTCTTGCCAGAATCGCGCAGTTTATAGTGCTTCTTAATTTTCTCTTGAAGGTCAAAGTGGATCTTTAAAATCACATCATCAGGCAGCCTACGAAGACCTTCGAGCCACTCTTCTTCTGTCATACCCCTATCCCCACTGGTTAGTTTTGGACAGATTAGCAGGGATAGGAGGGAACGACAAAACCACCTGATCGTTTATCAGTATTTTCGTCTTCTCGTTGCTGAGTTAATCTAATGGATACGTGAAGGCTTAGCTATCTTGCGCACTAAAGCCAACACCTATTACATTAAAATTCAAACAATTAACAGACTCTACAGATCTACATTAAGGAGCAACGATGATTGACTACAACCCAGCAAGAAAAGAAATAAAAGCAGCCAAGAAATGCATTTCAGATATGGAGTCGTCTACTAACTTTGATGACATGGAGCAGCTTTGGCGAGACTGCTTAAATCATATAGAAAAATCATTTACGAAACTTCTCAATGCAATCAACCCAGTAAAGGGACAGTTTGCAAATGCATTCTCAAAAGAATATGCGATAAAAGGTAGCGATGATTTACTACGCTACATTAAACAAGCGCGAGACTGCGACAACCATACCATAGGCGACATATCTAAGAAAGTTCCAGCTAGCACCACAATCAACCCTGCTCCAGGCTCAAACTCTCTATATATCAAGAACCTAAGTATAGATGGTTTTGGTAATATGCATTTTGAAGGTGGCCCTGCCTTGATACAGTTCCATCCTGAATCAATTGAAGCAATAGCCGTAACGAGTAGAAGTGGTACGTATGACCCGCCGAAGAGTCATCTAGGAAACCCAATAACATCCACTAAACCTGTTGATCTTGCAAGGGCGGGGATTGCCTTTTATGAGAACTGGATAGAAGAATCCAGTAAAAAATTTAAATAATTTCAGCCACCTAAATAGTTATAGTTTGCATATCAAACGTTTAAAACGGCATGTAAATCACTTTATTGTAAGCATGCCATTTCCCGTTTCATCACAAACATCTTTCTCCAATACATTGAAACAACTCCATTTTTTTAAGATTATGCTTAATTTTTTCTTTCGAGAATCGGCCGTTTGCCTTTTCGCATGCTGCGTTATAGGCGTTTGCTGCTGAGACAGGGTCATCAAAGTAACCAAGATGGTGAAACTTATAGTCGATGGTGATTCCTGAGACCCACTTCCGCTCTCTTTTAGCCCAGTACACCCCAATAAACCCACTCTTATTCGACTTTGTGGCAGTAAGGTTATTCATGTTATCTCGCCTTCTGGCAAGCCGAAGATTCGAGATCCGATTATCAGTTTTGTCCATATTGATATGGTCCACATCACCGACTGGCCACTCGCCATAATGCATAGCCCACGCCAATCTATGGCTATAGTAGAGGCTATTGTTTATCCTGATTGTCAGATATTTATTAGTTAATGAGCCGCACTGCTTACCCGCGAACTTAGCGTTAAAAGTACTATGCGCTCTTTGTGACGAGAATTCTTCCCTCGCCCTTTTCTTCCAAGTAAATACTCCTGTCGAAGGGCAGTAGTCTAGAATGCACTTCAGATAACCAATATCGATTTCTTTCATACAAACCTCGTAGCAGGCTCCGTAGATGGTTGGTGCGCCAGAGCGGTCTACGTTCCGCCTTTTCGGGAGCTACCCTAGGCGCTTGTTCATTTTACCAGCTTCTTCAGCTGCAAGCATTGCATTCCAGCGCTTATCATCTTCACTCATTACGGAGTCAAACTCCTCTCTGGTGAAGCCGTTCTGATTTGGGTATTTGGCGTTAATCATCATGGCGAACTCTGTCATCGTGAGGTTCTCAGCCTCTTCCCGGCTTATACCGAAATGGTTGCGGGCCGCCATGATGTAGTCGGCTGCGCGGAATTCTGCTGTTGTCTCATTCGTTTCGTAACGCTGCAGCTTGCGCACCTTCGCTTTGCCGATGATGCCGTGCATCATCAGGTTTTGCGCGACGATGACCATACTTTCCGGCGGCATGCTGCCCGGGCGCCATACAAAGCCACGCTTATGTGATTTCCCCGGTTTCATCCAGCCAACCAGATCGCCGATATCGTCGTCACAGCAGGCTGTCAGTACCGTATGCGCGGCCATGATCGCTTTGCGTGACAGGAGGCCGCTTTGCATAAACCGCAAGACGCAATCAGGAAGACGGCTGTACTCATCGCGGATATAGGCCTCAGCTGCGCGCTGTGCGAATGGCGTCGCCTCGTCATTGCACAGGTCATAGAACGCCTGAACAATCTCCTCCGGCTCTCCAATGCGTGCCATGTTGCGAAACGATGGCCGGAAAAAGAATTCCCGATCACCGGTACCGATAACGCATTCGCCTAATTCTTTAATCGGGGTCATAGTCGCTCCATAAACAGTATCAAGGGCGCGGAACGCCCTTTGTACTATTCACAAAATGGCCTGGTGGTTAACTGATAGTGACCGTGCAGGATGCAGACGTGATCTTGACTGGTGTCGCGGAAGAATCGGTGACTTCACAGGTATAAACCCCGGCATCACCGGAAGCAGCGCTGGCCTTGTTGAAGGTCGCCGTTGTTTGCCCGCTGACAACCGTGCCGTCTTTCTTCCAGACGTAGGTGTAAGGAGAAGTGCCACCCTCAACCACTACCGACATATTCAGAACCGATCCGGCCGCCACGCTCTTGGTCGTCGGCAGGTTGGTGGTAAACGCCAGCGCCGGCGGTGCGACTTCAAATACCACCGTGTCTGCATCAGCAACTTTCCACTCACCAGAGAATGTGGAAATATCCGAAGTGCCGAAATCACCAGACCAGGAGGTGGTGTTGAAGTAGCCCATGATATAAGTGCCGGCGTCTTCACCAGTGAAGTCGAAGCGGACCCAGACTGTCGGTTGCCGGCCGGCCTGTACCTCATCGAAAATATATTTCGAGATGGCAATAGCGCCGATTTCCGTCGTCTTGTCTTTCTTGCGGAACTCACCTTCTCCTGAGATGGTGAAGTCCATATTGTTGACCAGGTTCTCAACCAGCCCCTTTGTATCGTCAGCCTCAGAGGAGACGGTATTCATGGAGTAGTCAAAGCCCTTGGTGGTCATGGCGCCGAGTCGCTTCCATTCGGAAAGCGCAGGAACCGTATCAGCACAGCCAAAAGCCATGCGGAGCACGGCCACCTTACCAATCAGCTTGCCGGTGTCATTAGCGCAGCCTTGCATGTATGCCTCTCAATTAAAAAAGGCCGCCATATGGCAGCCAGATGGGTGATTCTGACGATTATTCGCCGTATGTGCAGGATACGAGCAGCCGGGTTACTAACCGGCCCTCTTCGGTGGGGATCGGCGCCGGTACATTGCCGACAAGCCGCAGCGCGCCAACGCAATCATCGGCGCCGGACTGCGCGCTGATATACTCGACAATGGCGTTTACCGCGGCGTCAGCAGCATCGGGATTGGCCTTCGAGGAGATCACATCAACCATCACATACCAGTCGCCGCCGAGGTCAAAGGTGATATCGGTGCCGCCTGAAGACCTGAATACGATGAACTGATCGGTATCTTTCCCGGTATCGCGCCATTGCCGCCACTGGACCTTAAACCCCGCGGTAAGCCCCTCAGCCACAAACAGGTCTTTTAGGCGCATATACATCGGAGGGGTCATAGCGAAAGCTCCTTCTTCACCACCGCGTCAATCTGGCTGCGGGTATCCTCGAAGCCCTTCGTTAAGAACTCCTTACGGGCCGTTGCTCGCGTGAAGTTCTGTTTCACTGCCGGGTCGTGAACATACACTGCATAAGACGCAGAGTAACCAACGCGCCCGGTTACCCGGGTGCCGTTAGCCATGATTTCGCGGAACTGGTTGTTGATGAGCGTCGACGTATCGATCGGGGTGTAAAGTGCTGCCTGCGCGCTGCCGATAAGCATCGCAGACTGGATTGCTCGCACTACTTTACGCCCCTGGACGTCTTTGATGATGCGATCTAGGTTGGCCTTGGCCTGGCGGATGCCGCGAACTTTAGCGCCCATAATCAGACTCCCGTAATCAGTGCGAAATCGTCCGCCAGTCGCTCGAACGTATCTGCGAACTGGACGATCTGCCGAATCTCGTCGGCCTCATCCGGCGGTGCTGCATCGGTCGAAGCGCCAATCAGGATGTAATCTCCCTCCCGCGCCGTTGCGTACTCGGTCCATATCGTGTTTTTAACAACGAGCTCCCGGCCAAGGTCACCGATTTTTGCAGAGAGTCCGCCCTGGTAGTCGCAGAGGATAGCGATCGGTGTTTCCCACCCGTACGGCTGACCTCCGCCGTCGGTATCACTACCGTCAGCATCGCGTATACGCCGCCAGATTGTCACCGTCGCGGTGTATGACCAATTAGCTACCGAAGACATCAGTCATCCCTCCATCGCAGCACAACGGCGCCTGTGGCGCGTATGCGGTCGCAGTTGATGTGCCACTCACCATTGCTTTTCACGTACGCCGTCGTTTGTTGGCCTGTATCGGTGATCACCCACACCCGGGTAAACGTCCGCGGCAGTCGTTGCTGAACTGAAACCCACGCCATTAGCAGCCCCCGACCACCATAAATAGGCCCACAGTGTTGCCAGCGCTGATCGGAAGTTCACTGGTGCAGCCGCTGGTATCCAGTTTCGCCAGCGAGTCACGCAGCCAGGTAATGCCGTCGTCTCCGTAATCGAACGAGCGCGACGCTCCTGATGGCGCCCCCTGCGATTTTATTCGCCGGGCACCGGATGACGTCGCCATGAGCGCAGCGGCATACATCAGGATGAGCTTTGCCGTGCAGTCGTCATATCCCGCACCATCGAGGCACGGGATAATCTTGTTCACCACGCAGAGAATCGGATCGAGCAGAGCGGCCGGGATGGAGTAACCCAATTCACCGAGGAACGCCTGCACGTCTGCCGCTGTGATTGGGTCAGCCATGGTTATTTCGCCTTTTTCGATTTGCTGGCAGATTCTTCCTTCTGCTCTGCCTGCTCTGCCTGCTCTGCCTGCTCTGCCTGCTCTGCCTGCTCTGCCTGCTCTGCAGCATCATTACCCGGCGTAGCCACTTCCAGCGCTTGCTCTTCCACTTCGCCCACCACCGACACACGACCAGCAAAAGCTGCAGGAACGTCCGCCGCGACGAATTCGTGGCCAACAGGAAGTTGCTGGAAGACGCCATCAATCATGCCCCAGCAGCCGGTTTTCTCGACCTTTAACGTTTTCATGCTTTCTCCCGAAGAAAAGGGGCCGAAGCCCCTTAACCCTGTGCGTTGAAGACTTTAGAGCGACCGTTGAAATCACGCTTAATCTGCAGACCAACTGCACTCCAGACCAGAGTGTTGTAGTTGTCGAACGGATTCTGTCGCGGGATCATGAAGGTGCCCACCGGCGCGGCGATGCGCGTCTTGATGTACTGCGAGTTGCGCACGTACGCAATGAAGTGGTTACCGGTAAGCTTAAAGGTCTGGTTGAACGACTCGATGCGACCATAGCGCAGGATGTATTCCAGCACGGTGCCTTCTTTGAAGCCCGCGGCATCGGAATACGGTCGGTTCAGGTTGCGCATGATATCCGGGGATGCCCACACCTTTACCTTCTCCTGAACGTAGTTATCGTCCAGCAGTTTGGCGAACGGACCGGTGAAGAATGCTACTGATTCATCAGGAGTCGAGGTGGTCAGGTCAATATTCAGACCAGATGCACTCAGATCCACCTGGTTGGTGTTGGCGTGGTTGGTGATACCAGCACCGACATAACCCTTCACCTTCACTTTCCCGTCACCAGAAAGCATGTAGTCAGCCATGTCTTCACGGATAGCGGCAACGTGCGCTTCCTGATCGTCAGCCATCGCGTCGAGGTTTTCCGACTGCATGCCGTTCCATTCACGCCATTCACGGCCGTAGCCAGTGTTGAAAATCGGGATTGGGTCGCCAGCTTCGTCGTAGATGACTTTATCCAGCTCTTCCGGAACATGGCCAGTCAGTGAGCGATGAACCTTGCCAGCGTCACTGGAAACGCGGTACAGCGCAGCCGTCTTGCCGATAGAGATCGGCGTACCGAGACCGAGCAGGTCATCAAGCAGGCCGTTGCCTTCGTCGTTGCGGAAGACTCGGGTGGTGATGTTGTCAACTTCACGCCAGTAGTCTTTAGAGATCAGCGCAGCCTGGTTAACTTCAAGCGCACCGCCGTACTGGGCGGAAATGTTGTTCTGGTTAACGTTGAAGGATTCGCGCTGCATCAGCAGCTGATTCCATGCCTTCTTGATCTGGTTATGTTCAGTAACCAGCTTTTTGTTAAATACGATCATGCTCATGCGGTAGCTTTCCCTGATTTGCGAACTTTCACGAGCTGGGCTTCAGCACCAACGGTGATTTTTTCGCGTGAAAAGAAGAGGACCTGGTCGGTGGCTGGAGTGGTCGACTTGGCCAGTGTGCCGTCACCGGCAGAAACCAGACCTTCGTTTTCCAGCAACACTTCGCCAGCCTTTACCAGCATGTGGTAATCGACATCGTCTTCGCACATGATGGCCGCGCCAGTATCCCCGGCCGGCACTGCATCGCGGATATCACCGCCGCCGATATAATTGTGCTGGAGCGCCAGGGCTACCCCTGCACCACCGGCCACATTGTGAACAGCCAGTTTCCCTGTGCTATCCAGCATTACCAGAGATCCTGGCTTCACTGCTGCCGCCATGATTGCTTCAATGACCTGCGGGTCATTCTTGCGGGCTGGGCCCGCGATTACGGTATGGAAACGAGGTGCGAGAGCCATTATTCAGGAGCCTCCATAGAAAGGATTTCACTCTGAGCGCCATTCCCCTGGAATGCCGGGTTCAGACCGGTGCTGGTCTGGCACTGCGAGTACATGTCGTTCAGCGCTTCGCCGGCCAGCGAGTTGATCGCCGCTTCGGTCATGAACGGGAATTTCGCTTTGACCGCTTCACGCTTGGTCTTGAGGTCTTTTTCAGCATTGGCCTGCAGCTGGGTTTTCAGAGTGCTGATCTCGTCGGTCAGCGGCTTAATCGCCAGATTTACTGCTGCGGTAATCGCGTCTGAGTTAATCTGAGTACCCGGCTGGTCGCCTGCTTTCTTCTGTACCTGCTGGTTATAGGCATCCCAGACCTGATCGTCGGTCAGCCCCTCGGTTTTAACGCCTGCGGCATTGAGCGCGGCGATCATCTTCTCTTTCATCGGGTTTGTTTCTCCGTTGGTTTTGACTTCGTACTCAGTGGGTTTGCGCACGACCTCTACTGGATCGCCGACCAGCGTGACTGTGCTGTCGTCGATGAGGTATTTTTGCTGGAAGAGCTTATTGCCCTCTTCGAAAATGAATTTGTCGGGCCATACGGTCACGACATAGCGATAAACATCGCTGCCTGACGGCGCGCGAATGGCTTCCCGCAGCATCTGGTAGATTTCATCGAATGAGGCATCTGAGTTGTGGGTGAGGAAGAACTTCACTTTGTTCAGCAGGCCATCTTTGAGGCTATTTGCCGCATCAACGAGGCTTGCAGTCTCGACTTCGCCTTCCTGACCATCGGCATTCACGAACATGCCGACTCCTTCCTCTGGAGTGCCGGCGCCCGGCTCATCGAGCAGGATAGCGATATGGTCGAACTGCATATTGCGAGCGATCCATGAGTACTTCTTCTGCTTCGACTCGCCTGATTTTCTCTCTTTGTTCGTGAGTAAGCCGGTAGAAAGGTGGATCGGGTCGGTGTTGGTGCCGGCGATCATCTCATCGAGGCGGTTAATCAGACGCTTACCGTCAGGCTTTGTCTCGGCGACCGCCTTATTGATATAAACGTCCATGACGACCTGGTCGCCAGACTTGCTGACGTTCTGCGCCCATGCTCCGACGTGATAGCTGTTAATGGCCCGCGGGTCATTGGCGCTGACATATTTGCCATCTACCATCGGGTGCGGAAGAGGCATCAGCTTGCCTTCCATCGTCTGGTAGCTGTTGTTAATCTCCTCCGCCGGGTACAGGCCGCCATTCATAACAATGTCATCGACGATCGGAACCGCACCACGAATGACGTAGTGTTCCTGGCCGTTGATAGTTGTCGTTGAGATGTTGGAGGCGTTGATGGCGAGGGATTTAACGTGGATGCTGGATAGCTTCACGATTATTCCTCAGGTTTCTTGATCGCTTAATCAGCGGGCAGTAATTTGTTTAAGCCGCACACACATGGAGGATTACAATGGCTTTATTTAAGGTTACTTATCTGGTTAATGGGGATCCAACTTTCAGGGATGTCAATGTCAGTAGCGATAAAGAATTAACCAAATTTGATGAAGAGGTTATTCAGGCAGCGATGCGTGATTCTGTTCATTACACCCCAGCTTCAAGCGCAACATCTATCAATGGACTGAGAGTTGTAATGGTTACCGCAATCAATTAGCCCCCTTCCAAAGCTGGCGCTCTTTTGCCAGCTTCTCAGCTAACCCCTGATTGAAAATGCTGCCGTCGTCGTTGAGCAGCACCGGAATCTGGCTGCAATAGCAGTTGTACCGGTTGCCGTTCTCTGCGTAGAAGTCTCGCACCTGCTCGGTAGTGTATACCTTGCCGTGGCGGCTGGCGTGCCAGCTGCGCGTCGTCGGTTTGAGTGCCGATAGCCATAGCAGGCCGGTATTCAGCCCCAGCCGGTCAGCGGCCCAATCAGTTTCATTCCATTGCGCCTGGCGCAGCGCGCCGACCTGCTCAGTCTGAGCGATAGTCTTTGCGCGGCCCATAGAGACATCAAGGCGCTTGCTTATCACCTGCGCCGTTTCGCGGGGATTCACACCGCGCCCAACGGCATCCGCGATGATGTTCGCCAGGTCACCGCGCGCCCGGTCAGCTTCCAGCTTCCAGTCGCTATACGTGCTGATGTAGGCACTGGCGATCTGGTTCTGGTATGCAGGGCTGCTTAAAAGCTGCTGAAGCGTCGTCTGGCTGGCGTACACCTGCGACTGCTGCGAGAGGTTGTTGAAGGCCTCCAGCGTTCCGCGCTGCGCCTCTGCGGCAACGTAATCCATCGCCCAGAGGTTTTGCTCGCCGCCTTCGAGCAGGTAATCGTCGAGAATAACCTGTACCGCTTCGAGCAGGTCGGCCAGTTCCTGCGCTGACATGTCGTAGATGAACTTGCCAGCGTTGACCTGGTAGAGCGTTGGCTCGTCGCCGTTAACGTGACACAGGAGATGCCAGTTGTGGCTGTTAACATCTCGCTCTCTCCCGGTCAGACGCTGGTCGAACAACGCTTTAAGTGCGCGCTTGATGCCGAGATACCGGTCCTCGATATCCCGGAACATTGCGCTGACCTGCTTCGCCGATCGCGTCGGGTCAACCTTGCTGCGCGGAACTATCGGCAGCCCCACCTTTGCCGTCTGCTCCGGTGTCATCGGCCAGTGGATCATCGGTTGTCACCTTGTCATTCGGGTTAGGTGGTTGCTTTGGTTCAGGCAGAGGGTCCAGGCCTACAATCTCTCGTAGTTCGTTGGCTGTGAATGGCGGCTCGCCACCATAGAAGCCCGACGTTTTCTGGACGATATCAGCCAGTTTCGAAGCGTTCTCGATTTTCTCTTTCTCGCCCGGAGCTAGTAGGTCTGACCATGAAATGGTGACCTCTCCATTTGTCGGCGGATCGATAATGCCCAGGGTCCAGAAGCGTTCCAGCAAGGCTGTGATTCGGTCAGTCAAGAAGCCGTTGCGGCGGGTATTGCGGCGAATGGCCCAGTCTGTTTTATCCTCATCGCTCGCCAGGCGCCCGGTCTGCTGACCAAACAGGATGGTGAACGGGATTTGAACTGACGCCGCCAGTTCGTTCGCGGTGACCTCCCAAGTCGGCCCCGGGTCGCCGGGCGTAACGCTCAGAACATGCATCTGCCCGGCCTGCATCACGGCGGCCGCATCGGTGCCGCGGTTCAGCTTATTAACCTTGTCGCCCATAGCTTCGCCGAGGTCAGCATAACCAGCCTTCTTCGCCAGATCGGACAGTGTGGCCATGTCGGTTTCTTTGCTGAACTCGACAGCGATCTGCCTGCTGGCATTTTTCAGGAAGCCCTCAGCGCCACCGCCGGAAATCTTCTCAAGGTCGAGCCCTTTGTTGTATCCGGCCTCAAGCAGCGGGATACCCGACAGAACGTTGTCATCCTCTGAGCCTTCGCAGAACAGGATCACCCTGCTCGGATGCACAGGCTCACCGCGCGTCGGCCCGACGAAAGCCTCGTCTCCAACCGGCTGCTCGTTGAAGTTGAACATCTTCGGCTGGCCGAAAGTCTCGGACTGGCGATCGTTATCCCATTCGGCAACTGTCAGCTGCGGCTCCCATACAGGGATAAGTTTTACCAGCGCTGACTCGCCCAGGGATTTCACCAGCCTGGTATCTACTGGATCGCTCCATGGCTTGTTATCTTTCACCTGCAGCAGCAGTGCGGAGTAACGCCCGACCATATTGCGGCGATCGGCATCCTTCACCTTCGGCCACAACTTCTTCATGAACTTGGTTACTTTCTTTTCCCAGGCGTTTGTTTTCTCCGCCTCCTGCGCTTCATCACCGTCAACAATGACCGGATAGTCCTGCCAGCAACCATCCAGCAGACGATGCACCACAGCAAAGCCTGCGGCGTTGCGCCGGTACATGTTGTAGAAGTCGTTAAAGGTGATCGTGCGCGGGTAGCCGAACTCCTGATAGAGCGTCGGGCGCTTTGTGTTCCCGCCACCGATCCCGATGGAATTCAGGTAATTCGCTCGCCGCATTTCAGTGGCGAGATTGTTCACAGCCAGTTGAAGGCCGTTATCTTGTTCGCTCACTGGCGATGCTCCTTAGAAGAATACTGCGCCGACTTGCGCTTTGTGCTTGATATACCCGTCCAGACCGTACCGGACACCGTCCCAGCAGTGGTTATTCTTGTCCTCTATGACCGGCAAGACTTCGCCAGTGATCCGGTCAGTTTTGTACGAGTAGAGCCGGGCCTCTTTCGCCGTCTCTTTGCAGCGTGGGTGAATGATGATTTTCTTAAAACCACGCAGGCAAGTTATCCCATCCTCAACACTACCCTGCCATTTCTGAGCTGCTGAGATATTGAAACCCTGGCCCTTGATATGGCTGATAGTTTCAGGTCTGGAGTTGTCGGCTTTGATAGGCCATTTACGAGCATCGGGTATTCCGGGGAATTTCGCCTCGTCAGTAACCTTCCAGTCTTCAAGCTGTTTCGGCGTGGCATCGGTTTTTCCAGCGTAAAACTTCCACATGTCATCAAGCTCTACACCATTGCCGTAGGCCTCGTATTCGATGTAGAGGTTGTTATCCAGAATGAACATCCTAATAAGCGTGCTCGGGTCTTTTGCGAAACCGAAGTCGGCGCCGAACAGCAGGCGCTCTGATTTCTTCCAGAGGTCGTCTTCAAAGCTCTGCACGACGTATTTATTCGCCAGCACCTGCTTGTCTGAGTTCTCCAGATAGGCGCCTTCCCAAATCCACGCATAATCGGCGTAGTCGAGGTTTTCCAGATCTTCGAGGCGCTCTTCTTCGAGTACATCCGGGAACCACGGATTGTCGCTGTAGTTCATCTCGACAATCATCGAGCTTTTCGGCGGGTTCTTTCTGAAGAGTTTGTCAGTGGCGCTGCCGTCTTTCTCCGGGTTCCATGTCACCCAGATTTCAGAGCCATTTTCACGCACCGTCGGGCGAAGCTTCTTCCATGCCGTCGCCGATACCGACTCAGCCTCATCTACCCACGCAACCAGAATGCGCGCCTTTGACTTAATACTGTCGAGGTTGTGGCGCAAGCCGCAGAAGACGTAGCTGACGTTGCGGTTTTTAGTGCGGATGTACTTTTCGCCAATATCGAAGTAGTCATCCAGCCAGGGAACAGACCGGATCGCCTGTTTCACTTCCTCCATCGATGACTCTTCGAGGGAGTTCATAAACTCGCGAGCGCAGAGTATGACGCCGCTTAATCCGCTTTCGGCTGCCTGATACGCTTTAACCGCACTCATCAGCGCGAATGTGCGCGTCTTTGCAGAACCTCGGCCACCATGCGCGCCACGATAGCGAATGCCCTCTGTCGCGAATACGGGAACGAGCTTAGCCGGGATTTGTAGGTCAACCTGACTTTCCATTAGTTGGCTCTACTCCTACCAGTCTGATCGTCGTTGGTCGCGGCGACATGCTACCGTCAGGACTGGTGTGTTCGACTTTTTGCTTATTGCTGTAAGCCTCACCCACCTCTTTTGCTGCCTGCTCCAGTAGTTGGGCCGTCATACCGATGTTCTTCATGTTCTCAGCAGTCGTCGACATTCGCTGCAGGACTCGCAGGCGGTAGGCTTTGTTGGCGATCGGGATGTCGGAAATTTCGTTGAGGAATCGGTCGCGAAGATCGTTGAAAAGATCAACCCACTTCTTAGCGAGCCCTTTACCTGCGGCCTTTGTTGGGTCATGCGATGCTACCTGCTGGCGCGTAACCTGAACCTTAAATTCTTTTTGTACGGACTCGACGATTTGGGATGGCGTATCAAAGCATGCAAGCTCTTGAATGATAAAGGCTCTCACTTCTGGTTTTAGTGCAGCCATAACCCACCGTCCGTATAAAGCAGTATAAAATCACGCCAGTTTCAGCATGCACGTCCCGCACGCCCTGGCAACATCGATATGAGCAACCTCCGCGGGCCTGTTCGCCGCATCCACCATTTCCTGCACGTCTTTGCTGGCGCCGTAACGCCGGACAACTCCGACGAATTCCTCGACGTCATGGCCGCGAAGTTTGAGCACCGGCATACCGGTCTCTTTGTTGAACTTCGGCGCGCCATAGCCATCGGTAGCCTGGGCGATGTGGTAAAGCTCATGCTCTACCAGTGCGCAGAACTCCAGATCGTTACATTGTTCGCAGTAGTCAGCAGCCAGGGTAATGATGAACTTCGGTATGCGACCGAACCATTCATGCATTTGCTGCTCCATGCGGGATTTCTGCCAGCCGCCGGCGCGCATCATTACCTGCTCACACTGACCCAGCACAATGCGCCCGCTTTTGGCGAATGAGCCAGAGGCCCACATAAACGCGACATCAGCGTCGACCAGGTGCGCATGGTCAGGGTTATGGATGTTGCCGGTATCGCTGAGGATTTGCCGGTTTACCCACTCACTCACTTCGCTGGCAGGAATGAGGCGGGTGTATGGCTGCCAGTTGTCGGAGTTGATGAAGTTAGCTGGCGGGTATGGCCTAGTATTCATGACATCAAATTTCCGATTATCATTAAGCGCAACTTTTTATAGGATGTTAAACAAATCTTATAGAAGGGCTTTGTTTGTCCGATGGACTAAGCACTCCCATTTAAGAAGGAATTCTTATGAGTATTGCGATAATTTTAAGAAACCAAATGGCTCCTAACATATTTCGAGATCTTCTGCTTAGGGGAATAAAGCTCCCTAACCTTACTGAAATAATCTTTTGCAGTGGTTTCTATCAGGAAAGTAGAAACTCGAATTATAATGTTTCATTAGAGGGTGGCCTTGCACATAGTTTATCCAACTCCAGAGCCAAAGTAATAACTGTTGGGGTTCATAGTTATGCATGGAGGCAGTCTTTCGTAGATTTCAATAAAGCGCTAACCACCGCAGGGGTTAACGTTACAACCAGAAAAGTACGGGGTGACAAATGGCATGCGAAAGTTTTTATTGCCAGCACTAAAAACGGACCAGTGTTCTCCCTGATCGGCAGTAGCAATATGACAAGACCAGCCTTTTCTACGTCAAAGCCTTTTAACTATGAAGCGGACGTCGCCTTATGGGTCCCACAGGCTAAAGGAGTTAGCACAGCAATACAAAGCGTTCTGTCGGAAAGTAGTCCATTCGACGTTATTCGGACCACTTATAGTCCAAATAAAAATGGTGGTCTAAGTGTGAAGGATAGATTAACTCAGTTACGACAGGACATCCTAGACTCGACTGACGCATTCTAATTTTTATGACAGTCCATTACTGGGCTAGAAAGCCTTCTCGATGGCCTCCCAGTCCGGTTTTGCCATAGTCCTTACCTCGTTGTGACATTATCGAGCCACCTCTGGAAGTGGCTCTGTAATGCCCTACTGACGTTTTGTTTCCGCCTGTCTGATATCAGCCTTATCCCGGTTGTACTGCCCCAGCGCTGATAGCAGTCCTACGCCAAAACACAGGTGTACTCCTCCGCAATATGGTCCGGGTTGCGAAATGATTAAACATATTTAGATACACGATGTATTGTTTAGTCATTAGCTGTTCATTCAGCGCCCCGTTTACTTTTGGATATCCTCTTCGGGGTTTTTTATCACGCCGACCTTGCCATGCAGGAACGGCAATGTAGCCCCGCTACTGACTCACTGCACGGTAGTAGGCCTGCCAACGGTATTTATCTAACCGCAGTTGGCGCAGGCATTGAGCGGTTTCGACGTCTGACTGCAGGTCTTCGTCGCTATCTTTCCCTGCGTCACTTGCTTTGCACGGCGCCGTCATCAAATCCGGGGATGGCGTTGGCAGCGTCGATAGCTCGCTGGCGCAACTGCACAGCATCATCGTCAAACCGGCACACAGTACGATTCGGAGACTGGACATATTTCACCACGTCGCGGGTTATGGTTCGGTAAATGACCTTGCCCTCTTCTGTAGCGGCAGCGGCCTTTTGCTCTACCGGCTGGATAGTCTTTTCGGCTTTCTCTTTCCTCTTCGCCGCGAGGGCGTTGATATGGTCAGCGTGAGAATTCCAGCCAGAACGCCACGAGAAAAAGCAGGAAAGCAGCAGGATGACTACAGCGCTGATGATTGCGGTTAATCGGCTCATTTCTGGCCCCACTCGCAGACTTCACGCTCAATCTCGCGCCTGGTGATCAATCCCTTCCACTGCTTGCCACCGGCATACGTCCAGCGCTGCAGTTCCTTACACGCTCCCGGCACGTCCCCAGCATTCAATTTCTTCAACAGCGTGGAACTGGCGAAAGCGCCAGAACCAACGTTGTAGGTGAATGAGTAAAGCGCGGCACGGGTAGGATCAGGAATGCGGACTTTGATGAGGGGATCAATGGCGCTTGCCACCTTCCGCAGATCGGCTTTCAGCAGGTTGTCGCATTCCCTGTCGGTGTAGCGGTGGCCGCGGCGAATATCGGCGCCAGTGTGACCATCACAAACAGTCCAGACGCCGACAACATCCTGGTAGGCGTAATAACGCCTTCCTTCCAGGCCGTCAGCATTACCAAGCATGACGGAAGCAATGGCTATCGCGCCCGAACCGCCGGCGATCGCACCAATCAGCTTATTCCTCAGCGTCGGGTTCATCTCGGCTCCTGCTACGTCGATTGTCTTCGCGAATCTTGAAGTACAAATTCGTCAGATACGTAAGTACGGCGATGACAATGCCCACCAGTACGCCGATGGCATTCCACTGCTCGGGGCTATAGGCATTAAGCATGCCGTTAAGGATGCTCCCGGCTGAAGCGCCATAGGCAGCACCAGTGGTTATCTTTTCCATGCGATACATACTCTCACCTCGCGTTGTTAGCGGGTGCTGTGCGTGTTTGAAAAGGTCAGGCCCGTCGGGCTGGATTTAACAACGAAGCGTGTCGGTGATGATTCCCGCGGGACCTGATAATAAAAAAGCCCGCAAAAGGCGGGCAATAAGCATGAGGGTAATAGCAATGTCGGTGATGACCGAAAATACCCTGGCTGGGTCTGGCGGCCTGTTGCGTTGCGGCAACAACGCCCCGATGGATTGGATTATGAGCCCGTCATCAGGTCAGGCCATTATCTGGTGCACCATTCAGGACTCGAACCTGAAACCGATAGCTTAGAAGGCTATTGCTCTCTCCGGTTGAGCTAATGGCGCTAATTTGGCGGGACAGGAAGGATTCGAACCTTCGACCATTCGGTTAACAGCCGAACGCACAACCGCTGTGCTTCTGACCACGAAATGAAAAAGGCCGCGAAATAGCGCAGCCCTTAATGCTTTATGGTTTTGCCTGAATTAGGCGAAAAAAAGCCCGCTCAGAGGGGCGGGCAGAAGGTAGGAAATACTGATTCTTCAACGGTTCGAGGCGCACCTAATAGTCCGAGCTACCGATTTACCAGGAGAGCGCTCGTTTTCCGTTACTACCTTTTAAACATAGCTGGAGAAGCCGAAACGGCAACCCCACTACCAAATAGCTTATGTAGCATTGCATTATGGTGCCGGGTGCCTCCCGGTGAGCATGTCCCAGTCGACATGGCCCGCGCTGCATTTACAGATCACTGTAAGTGACTGGTCGCCCCTCCGCATAGGGGGATTCACCACACGAATAGATTAACAACATGTTAATTTTCTGGTCAATAAGATATAAGCAAATGATGACATGCAGTTTTCTTATTGCTGAGTAACTTCAATCTGGTTCAGGGCTCTGCGCGTGTAGGGCTTTAACGTGTCGTGCGGCACGTCTCTACCCAAGAGCCCTGACCGGATCGCAGGCATAAAAAAGCCCCGGCGGGATGCCGAGGCTAATTTTACAAACTGGTATGTGACTATCATCTTCATGCCGCCACTTAAAGTTAAGGCAGCATATCAAAGTAGACTCAAATATGACGCATTTAATTGACTTTTGCAAGACCCTGCTGCGAAAAAGTCGCTTTTTGTTGTGATCGTGTTCTCACAGCGCAGAGAAGAGAGTCGCTATCAAGCCGCTTAAAAATGGCGCACATAGCCCGCCAGTAATCAGCGTAGTTATGGCACCAGTTATCAGGCTTAACGCCACACAGGGCTGCAAGATCCTGGTGCTGGTATACATACTTACCCGCCAACTCTGCTTTCACGTCCTGCGCCGCCAGCCAGATAAGCTTCTTCAGGCGCTCCATCGTCTTGCCTGCCACCTTCTTTGCGCCAAGTTGCTCACGGAACTCCGCCCACGCCCACTGGGTGATCGCCACCTGGTGCTCCCAGCAGATATTGTCGCTGTAGTTCCACAGCAGCCACGCTTTCTGGTGGTCTTCCAGCGACAGCAGAGCCCGGCGCCAGCTTGCCGTCGAATACTCAACGGGAAGAACGAGAGCGATTGATGAACCCTTAGCACGTGACTGGCTGCCACTCATCGGCGGGCCGTCCGGGTTAACCATTTTTTGCTTCACCTCGCTATATACCTTTTTCCTTCCCCGGCTGCGCGCCGTAGCAGTGAATTGCGCGTTCTCTGCAAAGGCCACCAGTTGCCCTTTCGTCGCACCGCTCAGATCGGCGGTGGCCACTATCAGCTGCTGGCGAACAAATTCCAAGTCTTGAGCTGTCATGATGTTTCTCCCATGGCCTGATAGATGCGAACGAAATTTCTCAGTATGCGGTAGTCAACCAGCACGGTGCCGCGGTGCCGGCAGAGGCGGAGCTTTTGCCAGCGGTCGCGAATGCGCTCTATGGCGAGCTGGTTCATGCAGCCTCCCGTTGTTTTATGAGCGCACGGCGTAGCGCGCTGTAATGCCGCCTGATACCTTCCAGTTCTTCGATGGTGTATCGGTGAGGGGTGTTGTTGTTTTCGAGCGCCTCGACGCGCTCAGCGCCGATTTTCTCTACCAGGCCGATGCGGTACTGCTGCTGGTTACCTGACATCTGCACGTTGCAGTGATGGCACTGCTTGTGAATGTTGTCCTCGTTGTAGCGCAGGTGAGATGCTTTACCGCGGGAGCGGTAATGGCCTGCTTCCCACTGAACCGTGTCGAACGTGCCGCAGCTGATGCACGGCAGGTCGTGGTCACGCTCGCGGATATAGTCGTTAACGACACGCTGGGTCATGTCTTCCCAGTGCCGGAGAGGCTTCACCGCTGCTTTGCGCTTGCGCCAGGCTGCGCGCTCTTTCTTCTCTTTCGCCTGGGCCTGCTTTTCGCGCTTCTTCTCCAGTTCCTGCAAGGCAAATTCAGCGCCATGCTCAGGGCAGCACCAACGATGGTTTTCGAATGCTGGGGTGAATTTTGCCCGGCAGATTTTGCACCGGCGCTGAGTACGTTTAAGCATGCGGCCTCCGAGCTCTCAGGCGTAGCCACTTCTTATCGACCAGGCGGGCGGTGTAGTCTTTCAGGGTCGGGATATCTGAGGGCTTAACTTCGACCTTGCGCTTGCGGCGCGCCGGAACGCGGAAGATGCCGCGCTCCATTACTTTGGCGAGAAGGCTGCTCATCAGGCCTCCTGCTTTTGCTGCAGTTGCTGATATTCGCAACCATGTGGAATGGTGAGAGCCAGACCAAACTGAGCGCACCAGGCCTCGACTTTGGTCAGGAAGATGTGCATTTCGCCGGTATCAAGATCGGAGGTATGCCGGGGTTCCCAGGTTGTGGTTTTCTCACCGGTGATGAAGTCGGTGTATGTCACCTCTTCGCAGCCGAGATAGGTCTTTTTGAGGTTGCGCTTAACCCATTCAGGAGTTGCGTCGGTACGTCCGGAGTTAATCAGGTATTCGCTGATTTCCGCGTACCACATGTGACTAAGTGCGTTCTGGCTCAGGCTGCGCTTTTCGCGCCACTCTTTGACCTGCAGGCGCAGGCATTTCCCGTCAGAGAGCTGCTCCTGAAGAATCTTGCCTATAGCGCTGAAGTTGCCGCTGTGCAGCTTGATGCCGCATTGAGGAATGTTCACGCTTCACCTCCGCAGAGGCTAAACGCTGAATGCAGAAAATCGCCGGTGGCTTTCGCCATCGGTGACAGGGATTGCTTTAAGGTTTTGTGCGCCATGTGTCCCCACTTGGCGCCGGGGTAAAGTTGTCAGTTGTCCAGACTGACCAGGTAATTATCGCCCGTTACGGGGATAAAAGCAAAATGAGCATATACGAGAAAATCGCTATTTCTTGGCGTTCTGCTCAGACATTTCCAGATAGCGCGGATCGGATGCGCGGGGCAGGTGGACGCTCTGCTCGCGGTAATAGCGGACGCGCTCCATGAAATACTCGCGTAAATGCTCGGGCTGCTCTCTGGCTACCACTTCAGCGACTACTGGCATGTTCAGGCGCTCTTTATAGGCAACGCCGGAGGCAGCGAGGTCGACGTTGACCTTGTCCTGCTCATCTTTCGATTTGGCTGCAATGTTCCACTGTGACATTAAATTTTTTCCTTATCAAATCCCACCTCAGACAGTTTCCTGGCAAGCTTCATAGAATCAGTAAAGAGTGTAACCAATGAACTTTTAAGTCCAATTTCTTCAACAAATTCTTTAGGAGTTACGCCAGTAAGGTGATGGTAATATTTGATAATCTGAAGCTGAACAGTAACTGTTCTGTCTCCTTTTGGGGCGCAATCGACCGTCTTTCTGATAGTGGAAAAAACATCTGATTTTTTCATAGGGGACCCTCCTTGGCAGAGTGTACCATACCAGAATACTTTATAATGTCGCGGATTTGCTTTCTGCGGTGGGTTTAGTTATCAGTCGTCGTCATCTTCCTCATCCTCGTCGTCATCGCAGGATTCGAGCAGAGGATTCATTCTCTGCCCCACCTGACTGGCGTACCCGCGGCGACCGAGGTTGTGCAGCACGCCGTAGATTTCGAACATTTCGGTTCGCTCATCACCAATATCAAGCTCACAGGCCAGCGCGTGGCATTCAGTAGCGAGCGCCGATATCTTCTCAAGCAATTCGACCTTATTCACCTTTCACCTCCTGCGCCGTTCTGCGCTTAGCTATTGCCAGCAAACAAGTCAGCACGAAAGCGCGGTGCTGTCGCATTCCCTCTGTCATGGTTTTGGCTCCTGCGGTGCGGCCGGCAGCGGCATCCAGTGGGTTACGGTGACAGGAATGACGTTATCAATTGGTTCTTCACTTCCGCACCATGAAACATCCTGCAGCCATAACTGGCCGTTGAAAGTTGCATGAATTGGCTCATCTTTAACCGGGAAGCATAAGACCTTAACGCCAACTTCCGGCATCTGCTCGCTCACCGGAACCCATTTGCCCGGCACGGTAACGACGCTCTGCACCGAGTTCAGAGCGGGGGTATCATGCGGGGCGGCTGCGAGCATGGCGGCGCGGCAGGCGTTCCAGCCTTCTACGTATTCGGCCTCATCCTTAACAATCGCTGTCATTTTATCCGGCACTACCGTCACCGGCTGAGCGTGACGATAGAGCGGAGCAATGTTTCGCTCGAGGTCGGTAATGACGCTCCATATTGGGACTGACTCGACGCCTTGTTTCGCCATATCACGATAACTGTCGGCATACGCCAGCACAGGATTGCGATCCGGCTCGCTGTCCGCTACCGGCTGCACTGGAGGCATATCTGGACCTTTGCGAATGGCTTTTGCCAGCTCGATAGGGTCATCGTATAGCCAGTCTCCTGTTTCAGGGTGATTGGCTTCTGCCAGTTGGGCGGCCCATTCCAGACCGTCTTTGTGTCCCTGCAGGTAGTCGAGAGGCAGACACTCAGACTCGCCATCTACCGCAAACCCTGTAACCACTGGCGGCGCAGCATAAAAATACTCGTCTTCTATGCATTCAACAGGCCGCGGATAGTCAACAAACACCTCATAATGCCAGGGGTAAGGGCCGTATGGCTCAACGGCTTTTCTCCGGTAGCGGTGAAGTGCTGGCTTCTGGTCCATTGCGGCCATTCTGAATGCCGCCAGCCCCCTGACGATTAGATTACCAAAATCAATTCCCACAACAGCTTCGCCGCTACTGATTCTCTGAAGCAGCTCTCTGTTGTCGATGCTAAATTTGCTGGTCATTGGTTGGATCCTTCTGCGTAACTGCCATACCACCACCCATCCCCGCCATCAGTCAGAGATATCCGACCCCTACCTACAGCATTGAGTACACTAGAAGAGCAGGCGAATGACCCCCACGGTTGATTTACCTTCACTCCGTTTTCGGACTTTCCGAGGCGGATGGTTTTGGTTTCTGCGTCAATTTGAATATCAATTTTTGTTCCGCGAAGTCCTGTATCTTTAGTAACCATGCCGCCAGTAGCTCCTGATTTTAGTTTTCTAAACGAGACGAACCTAATTCCAGGGCGTCTTCCATTGCATTTTTGGTATTTACCTAATTGAGATACGAATGCCATCACTCAGCCTCCACCTTGATGCCAGCGGCATGAGCAGCCAGGCATTTATTGAAACCGTCGTTGTTATTAGCCAGCCCCAGATTCCAGCCAGCAGTTAAGCCAGCTCTGTAGGCGCTCTCCTGCAGGTTTCCTACAGTGACGGCGCGGGACTCCAGCTCGGCGATGCGCTTAGCTTGCCAGTCAACGAAGTCTGCAAGTCCAACACCTTTTTCGCGCAAACCGTAGTCATCCCGAAGCATGTCGTATACATCTGCTTTGGCCTGCGCCTTCTCCAGCGCCTCTACCAGCGCGAGGATGTTGGCAGGGTTAGCCAGGGCGATGAGCTCCCCATTCCTGTCTGTCTGAACTTGGGTGAAATCACCACTATCGACATAGAGGATTGAGCCCTGAGATTCATCACTGCCTACGTCATACTCAATACTGGTATTTTTCGGAAAATAAACCCACTCACCCGGAGTCGCTTTCTCAGCTGCAGCCTTCATACGCTGCGCCAGTTCGGTGATATCATTCATCAGAGTTATCCTCGCAGCAGTTGTGAGCGCCGTCCGGGTCAGTACTTTTGAAACCGCAGATATCACACTCGATTTCGTTATGGGCTTCTTCATCGCATTCATGACTTTCCGGATCGTCGGCTTTGTAATAACCGCCGCACAAGGTGCAGAGAACATCAGGAACATCATCGTAACTCGTGGTCCCGGTAATCACTTGTCGTCCCCCTCGCGCAGTTGCTCGCAAAATTCCTTGCCGCAGTCGATGGCGCCAACAATTACGGCAACTTCATCGCCTACAAAATCACCCTCATCGACACACTGCTGCAGGCGACCAATGAACTCCTCCACCCCATCAGCCTTAATCCCGGCTACGAAGCGATCGGTGGCATGTGTTTCCAGATTCATATTCAGCGGGTAATCAGCATCAAGTTCTTCATGGATGAATTCAGCCAAATTATTTCGGCTTTCCTTCAGCGCCACATTCTCCGCAGCCAGCTGCTTAAACGCTTTCGCCAGCGCCATAACCTTTGTCTCTTTGATCGACAGCTCGCCTGCTGACTCCAGCGACTGAATGAGCTCGTTTACTGTTGAGATGTTCATTTTCTTACTCCCGCCAGGCACTGGTTAAAAAGGTTTGTCATTGGGTTTACGCCGCCAGGACGCTGGCGATACTGAACAGACGGATCGCTTTCGGTGACAGTTGTGGTGTCAAGCAGGGTGTATCGGTAGCTCCTGCACTCACCTTCACGCTTAACCTGGCCGTCACGGTGCATCTGCCACAGGGAGGAATTGACTACTGAAGAGTCAAGCCCGGTACCGCGGCGGATATCCTGAAAGCTGCAGCCAGGATGCTGGCCGACGTAATTGATTACGGCTTGTTTGCCCGAGTTCTTTTTCATCAGATAAGCCCTCTCTCTTTCCCGCGTAGGTATTCATCCCACAGCCACTGAGCCGGAGTTAACGCACCGAGCGATGCCGCGCTTGGCATACATCCGAAGCTTTTGCCTTCAGGGTGAAAACCCTGCTGACGGCTGACATGGTTTGTCGGAATAGCTTCCTGGTTGTTCTCCAGAGCCAGTACCGGCGACGGTATTTGTTCTCCGGCGGCGACTTTCAGCGCCCAGTCTTCCAGCTTTTTAGCGGCATATTTCTCGGTTTCTGCCTCGCTGAGTTGGCGCTGGTACATTGCTCGCCGGGTATCGGTAACAACCCAGTACATGACAGGGTGAGACCACGGGAAGCGCTCAGCACCGCCGGTATGCAGCCCTTTTTCACGGCTGTAACGGTGGAACTCGTTCATCACGTCGACAAGAGTCACTCCCAGCACGGTGCCGCTGTCCTTGCACCACTTGATGAACTGGCCCGGCGATGGCCAGAACGGCGATTCGCTGGCTCTCGCATGTCGCACTCCTGCGGATAACTGCTCGCGGGTGCGGATCCCGTTTTCGGCAAAAGCTGCAATCCACTGGCGCTTCGCTGTCTTCTCTTCGGCGTCGGTGCGCAGATTGGTCTGCGTTGACGCCGGGAAGATCTGCTTCAGCTGACGGAACAGGGAGTCAACCAGCCTTTCAGCTTCGAAATCGAGAAGCCTCTGCGGCTCCGTGCTACCTGCGGCTATTCTGGCCAGCGCATCACCATCGCGATTGCTGATCGCGGTCATAAGCTGAGCGGTCATATGAAATCCTTCCAGCCTTCAGGGCTGTTCCAGTGTGGGGAATCAGGTTCGCTTCTCTGGCGCCCGGAAAGCGGATTAACTCTCGCGTTCCTGAGCCATACCCGGAATGCCGAGCTCCAGTCGATCAGCTTTGTGCCGCGGGCCTGGTGATAATCACGAAAGTTCAGCAACTCGGTTTCAATGTTGATCCCTTTCTCCGAGGCAATCGCAATGTGATCTGCCGATGGCTTGAAGGCAGGAGGGAAAGGTATTTCCCCGTTGGGTGAAATCCCGATCCGTCGCTTTGCGGCCTCGCTGATAAACTGCCCTCGCGCAGAGAGAGAGTCTGGTTCAGTGACTGGTTCAAAAGAGTGACTGGTTCTGGTGCCATCTGGTGGCATAGGGGGTGTGCCATCAGATGGCATAGGGGGTGCTATTTCATGGCATCCCCCTGTGCTTTTTGATGGCATAGGGGTAGCATCAAGGTTCAGATAATACACGTTGGATGTATTACCTTTCCCGTTGTTGACCCCAACGCGATTTTCACGCTTGAGCAGCCCCATATCCTCAAGCGCATCAATATGGTTGCGAACAGCGGATTTGCTGCATTCGCACTGATCGGCGATGTGTTGATACGAAGGCCAGCATTCGCCCTTGTCGTTGGCGTTGTCGGCCAGCTTGATAAGAACGAGCTTACGCAGTGAGTTTCCCACTTTGACCCCCATTGCTTTCGCCATAAGTGACATGCTCACGTGCTACCTCCGGATTGTTTACTCTTACAGATTTACCAGGCATAATTACCTCGCAATTACCTCTTCGTTTTTGCACCTGAAAGCCGTTAGTGTTCGTGCACTGCGGCTTTCGCCTTTCTGTTCCCTCTCATGCTTCAAAATCACCTTTCTCTCCCGGCCTGTTAGAAATCAGGATGGCCAGCAATAGCGACATGTTCGGCAGCAGACTTTCCCGCCAGCGACTCACCGTCGACTTATTCACTCCGGCCACTTTGGCGATATTCGTGGTTCCCAGTTCAGCTATCTGGCTGTGTAACCAGCTTTCTATCCTGCGAGCCTCCACTTTGTTGCGTGTCGTTGAACTCTCCATCTGTGATACTTCCTCTGGTGTTGATTGAAATACCGCCGGTTAGGCGGCTTTAGGCTTGCTGACTTCCCGGATCTGAGCAGCGGTAAACTGGCCGCCAGAAGCGAGAGCGATTTTTTCTGCGTAGTTGGTTTCGTCGGTGTAATCCGTCCTCGGCAGGCTTCCGTTAGCAATCCATTTGTAAATTGCGCGCGGCGAGCAACCACAGGCTTCAGCTACGACAGGAACCCGAATCTTTTTGATGATTTCGCCAAGACTATTCGGTGCCATGTTTAACCCTCAATAATGAACTGTAAGTACATATTAAGTCGGAACTGATAGTTCACGCAAGTGATATTATGATTGAACATATGGTTCATGAAGAAAGAGCGCGAAAAGAATTCTCTCAGAGGCTAGCGCTGGCCTGCGATAAAGCTGGATTGATACCACATGGTCGACAGGCTGAGATCGCCAAGAGGATGAAGTTGACCCCTAAGGCCGTAAGCAAATGGTTCAATGGAGAGTCGATTCCAAGACGCGGAACGCTGAAAGCACTGGCGTCTCACATTGGTACGTCAGCGTCGTATCTGCTCGGTGATGTCGATGAGGACGGAATCGATACAGAGGCAACCCAAACCCTTAAGGATGTCTTTCGCATTGACCTATTGGATATAACGGTTAGCGCTGGACCAGGCATTATCAATCAGGAGTTCGTGGAGATTCTCCACTCCGTTGAATATGCGCCAGCGGAAGCGCGCCACATGTTCGATGGGCGCAAGGCTGAAAACATCAGGATCATCAACGTCCGGGGCGACAGCATGTCTGGGACGATTGAGCCGGGTGATCTGCTGTTCGTGGATATCAGCGTTAAGAGCTTTGACGGCGACGGGATATACGCCTTCCTGTACGACGACACTGCTCACGTCAAGCGCCTGCAGAAGATGAAGGACAAGCTGCTGGTTATCTCAGACAACAAGAGCTACGCAGCATGGGACCCGATTGAAAAAGACGAGATGAACCGGGTATTCGTGTTCGGAAAGGTGATCGGTAGCATGCCGCAGACGTACAGGAAGCATGGGTAGTTATAGCAGGAAGAGAGGTTTGGTTGCTTTTTAGAATAACTATTTATTAATTTAATCACAGCAGAGGTGAAAAATGCCAGCAGACTGGGAATTAGATGACGAAGTAGAGAGGATCAAAGAAGAAAATCGATGGAACGATGCAATGCTTGCTGCAAAGCTAGTTATCAGAGGGCATGGACGTGATTTTGCAATAGCTGCCATTAAAGAAGTGAACGCCAATCGAGAGCATTATAGAAATGACCCAGGAGTTCACATTGAGGGTGATGAAGATCAGCCTAGTGAGTGGACTCTGCCAGAATGCAACTACCCTGCAGTAGATGGAGAGTTTAACCCTCAACAGGTGCACAAAATCGCTCAAGAACTTATTGAGGATTTTTAAACGGTAAGGGTAGAGATAGGTCGCAGAAATGCGGCCTTTTTTATTGTACAACATTACATGTGTAAAAAATCACAGCGATAAGCTGATCATTTTATTGAAGTTTATTATTTTCCTGGGTAGGATTTGAGTGTTGTATGAGCATTTTGTACTCATACACAAAAGGAAAACCCCTGAACAGTTGGAGCTATTCAGGGGCTGCAAAACATCATTAATTGGCTAACAATGCTTTCTTGAGATCTCGGTTTAGAAGATTAACTCAAGCGAGATCCCCTGTAAAGCATTCGATGCCATCTTTTTAGGTGGTGCGATGAGTCATCCTGTTGCTTTGAATGAGTTCGATTTTAACGGTAATGCCGTAAGAACTATGACTGATGAATATTCAGAGGTGTGGTTTGTAGCAAAAGATGTTGCGGATATTCTTGGATATGCAGAAACCAGCAACATGACTGAAAGGCTGGATGAGGATGAGAAAAGAAAACAGACCCTGCAAAATGGACGAAACTACACAAATCAGACACTTATTAATGAGTCTGGGTTATATAATGCAGTAATGGGGTCGCAGAAGGTAGAAGCGAAACATTTTAAAAAATGGGTTACTTCTGAGGTTCTTCCATCTATCCGTAAAACTGGCGGATATAACATGGTGCCTCAAACCTATGCTGATGCGCTTCGACAACTTGCCGATCAGGCAGAAGCGACTGAGCGTGCACAACTTATGCTGGAAAAGAAAGATGGTCAGTTTAAATCAGTGCGCGGCGCCTATGGTCAACATGTTATGCAGCACAACAAGTATGTTCATAGCAAAGGCGAAGGATTTAGGCACGCTACGATTGCGCATGTTAAAAGCGTTATGCCTGGAAAGTACAGTTGGCAGGCGCTGGCAAACTACTGCAGCTACCACAACCTATCAGTAGAAATTCTTACACCTCACTACCAATCCGTTCCATTAAACTCCTACCCTGCAGAAGCATGGATGGCGATCTACAATATCGACATCACAAAATTCTGATACCTATTTAATAAGAATGTAACGTCCATAACCCGGCAACCGCGCCGGGTTTTTACTGCCCTACTATTCCCTCAGCATCAGCACATCCAGTGCCAGCTCTACCGCCAAACAACTCTTACCAAAAACAAAACGTAAAATAAATATACTTTAAGTTCATTAACTTACATTGAAATGAACTATTGCCAAATTATAAATGTACTTTTGGTACTTTACATTGATGAACCATTAGTACATTATCATCTCATCCAAACAACACCGGCAACGCCGGGGTGAAGTCAAAACGTCCCGTTAGCCGCGATAAGGCAAAGGTGAAGAGATGATCCGAGAACATGAGGTTCCTGCGTGGAACAGATTCAAGGTGAAGGTGGCTCTGTTGTTGGCTTTGGTCACATTCGTAAGCGTTCAGTGCTGGGGTGCGGTATGAGCAGAAACGGCATTCGTTCACTGATTTACTGCCTGCTGATCTGCGGCGTTATCTGGACAGCGTTGATTATCAAAATTCTGCACGTTACGGGGGTGTTCAATGGCTAACTTAATTCCTAACAGCGGACGCGCCGTGATGATGCGCAACGCTAAAACTGGCGCCACCTGGAAGGTTTCACGTGACTACCTGAAAGAAACCTTCTGGTTCGAGCCGCAGGGCAACCTGCGCCACATTCGCAAAGCATTTGAGGCACGCGACCTGCTGCCGAACCTGGTACCAGCCGGGACGCATTAACCGCGCATATCAGCGCACGAATTTAACAGAGCTATCAGGCAGCCATTACGGTGCCGGGCGTTTCACAACCAAATTTCAGGGGAAGTCATGAGCGAAATAATGGATTTAGTCGTCATCGAGAAAAAGAACGCGATGGCGGTTTTCACCAATAACGACCAGCTCGACCCGCTTATCGAAGCGATCGAAAAAGAGGCTCGCAGCCTAGTGCCGGACGTGACCACCAAAAAAGGCCGTGACGCTATCGCATCCATGGCTCACAAGGTCGCGCGCTCTAAAACCTACATCGACAACGCAGGTAAAGACCTGGTCGCTGAGCTGAAGGCTCTGCCAAAGCAGATTGACGAAAGCCGCCGTGTTGTCCGTGAGCGTCTCGATGCGCTGAAAGATGAAGTGCGTCGCCCGCTGACCGAATGGGAAGCTGAGCAGGAACGCATTAAGGCGGAAGAAGCCATGAATGCACTGCATGCCGAAGCGTTGGCCATGAATGAAGACTTCGATCGGCAGCTGGCAGCTCGGATTGAGTCTGACCATGAAATGGCCCTGCTGATGAATGACGCTTTCGACCGTGATCAGGCCGAGAAGAATGCAGAAGCCGAACGCCAGCGCATTGCCCGCGAAGAAGAGATTAAGCGCCAGGCCGAAGAGAAAGCGAAGCGTGAAGCAGCAGAACAAGCGCAGCGTGAAATTGACGCCGCAGCCGCCAGGGAGCGTGAAGCGATTTTGGCCAAAGAGCGAGCCGAACGTGAACAGCGAAAAGCAGGCTGCTGTTGAAGCAGAGCGCCGCAAAGCACAGGAAGAAGCCGATCGCATCCGCCGCGAGGCAGAGCAGCGCGAACAGGCCCGCCTGGCTGAGGAGAAACGTAAAGCAGATGAGCAGGCGCGCCGCGAAGCCGACGTTAAGCACCGCAAGGCTGTAGGCACTGAAATCGTCAAAGCTCTTCTGGCCAATACCAGCCTTACCAGGGATCAGGCTATCGAGGTACTCACCGCGGTTAAAGACGGCCGCATTCCTCATACCGGTATCAGTTACTGAGGTGCTTATGAACGCATACCGCGCATACGACGTGATCGAAGAGCGTAAGTGGGCTGAACAGTTGCTCACCGAAGAGAAGCAAAAGTGGATTGAAGATCGGGCAAAAGAGGTCTTTGACAGCCTTCCAGAGGATCCTTACGCGGCACTGCGACAGTCTGCATCGTCCAGGGCGTTTCCATATGAAGGCCTCCGTAGCGATAAGGCTGTCGAGGTATACAACGATTTACGCACAGCAATAGCTTACGCCCAGGCGGAATACGACTGGGATCACCGCACCGGCTGCCCGTTTTAACTTTGGGGAATAGCAATGGCTAACGAACTTGTGATTACAGCCAGCTCTCTTGCTGAGCGAGGCATTGACGGCGCTACCTGGAGCGCCCTCAAGAACAGTATTTATCCTGGCGCCAAGGATGAGTCGGTGATGATGGCGCTGGACTACTGCCGGGCCAGAAACCTCGATCCGCTTCTGAAGCCCGTTCATCTGGTGCCAATGAGCGTTAAGGACTCGAAGTCGGGTAAAAGCGAGTGGCGCGATGTGGTTATGCCTGGCATCGGGCTTTATCGGATTCAGGCCGATCGCTCCGGTGATTACGCTGGCGCAAAAGAACCAGAGTTCGGGCCGGACGTCACTCTGACGCTTACCGGTATTGAAGTGACCGTACCTCAATGGTGTAAGTACACGGTCAGCAAGCGCATGCCAAGCGGGGAAATCGTCGAATTCAGCGCGAAAGAATACTGGGTTGAAAACTACGCCACCGCCGGCCGCGACACTACCGCGCCCAACGCAATGTGGAAAAAGCGCCCTTATGGCCAGCTGGCGAAGTGTGCCGAGGCTCAGGCTCTGCGTAAGGCATGGCCTGAAATTGGCCAGCAGCCCACTGCCGAAGAGATGGAAGGTAAAACGCTGGAAGTGGATGCGCGTGACGTAACGCCGCGCAGCACTACAGAGGCGCTCCCCCTGGTGGCCAGTGAGGAAACGCTGCAGGCAATTACCGACCTCCTGACGTCCCTGAATAAGGACTGGGAGCAGGACTTCCTGCCTCTGTGCAGCAACATCTTCAAGCGTGACATTTTCCAGGCATCACAGCTCACCGAAGAAGAAGCGCAGAAAGGCTTTAGCTTCCTCCAGAAAAAAGCGCAGGTGGCAGCATGAACGCCAATCCACTTATGCCAGGTGAAAAATATGGGCACTTAACCGTCAAAGAATACTCGCACATGCTGAGAGGTAGAAGGATGTATCTATGCCTTTGTGTGTGCGGTAATTCCTGCTATAGAGCCGCAAATCAGCTTAAAAACAATTCAATAAGCAGCTGCGGATGCATGACAGGAAAAAAAGCCACTCACGGCCAGCGCAATACCCGCGTTTACAGGATTTGGAGCGGAATGAAAAACCGCTGCACGAACCCGAACAACAAAGACTTCGAAAAATACAGTAAGCGCGGTATCTGCGAAAGATGGCTGACGTTCGAGCTATTTCTTGAAGATATGGGGCCACCTCCTACGCCTAAGCATCAGCTAGATCGGAAGAACAATGAAGGCCCGTATTCAAAAGACAATTGCAGATGGGCAACGGTTACCAAGCAGGCGGAAAACAGAAGTACATCGTTTTACTGGTTTATTGATGGGTTGCGTTTTGAAAGCGCCGGAGCCGCTGCGAATCATTTTGGCGTGAAATCAGCAACCATCCACAAATGGTGCCATGGCTACAACGATAGAGGGATTAACATCCCGCCAAGAGCCAACTGCCGAAAGGAGAGGAAATATGGATAACAGGTGGCTCATTAAATTTGAGCAAATATTTGGGCCAATTGCACAAATTGAGCAAGGCAGCGAGACATGGGCAAGGGCGAGACTCGGAGTTATTACTGCTTCTGACGCTCACAACGTCATTTCAAAACCGAGATCTGGCACCAAGTGGACTGATATGAAGATGTCCTACTTCCTTACGCTCCTTGCCGAAGTGTGCACCGGCGCGGCCCCGGAAGTTAACGCCAAGGCACTGGCCTGGGGAAAACAGTATGAGGCCGACGCTCGCACCCTGTTTGAGTTCACCACCGACGTGAAGGTAACGGAGTCACCGATCCTCTTCCGCGACGAAGGCATGCGTACCGCCTGCTCACCAGACGGCCTGTGCAGTGATGGCCGCGGCCTTGAGCTGAAGTGCCCTTTCACCTCTCGCGACTTCATGAAATTCCGGCTTGGCGGCTTCGAGGCTATCAAATCCGCCTACATGGCCCAGGTACAATTCAGCATGTGGGTAACCGGTAAGGATGCCTGGTATTTCGCGAATTATGACCCTCGCATGAAGCGAGAAGGCATTCACCATGTCGTTGTTGAGCGCGACGACAAATACATGTCCGACTTCAACGAAATGGTGCCGGAGTTCATCAGCAAGATGGATGAATCGCTGGCGGAGATCGGGTTCACCTTCGGGGAGCAGTGGAAATGAAACATTACCGCGACGCCATAACCGTAGGAAAAGTGAAGTGCATGTACTCCGTCCTTCATCGTGGCTGGCTAATGCCATCTGGTGAAGTGGTAAGAAACCCGTTAAAGGCTCAGAGGCTGGCTGAAGAGCTGGACACGAAAAGAGGTGCGCGATGAAACGCTACTCACTTATCTATGCCGACCCGGCCTGGTCTTACGGGAACACGATCAGCAACGGCGCCGCCGTCGACCACTACCCCACCATGAGCTTGCTCGATATGAAGCGGCTCCCGGTATGGGAGCTCGCCGCGGATAACGCTGTGCTGGCGATGTGGTACACCGGCACCCACAACCAGGAGGCGATCGAGCTGGCCGAGGCCTGGGGATTTACGGTGCGCACGATGAAGGGCTTCACCTGGGTGAAGTTGAACCAGCTGGCCGAACTGCGCATTACCAAGGCTCTGGCAGAGGGCGATGTGACCAACTTTTACGACTTCCTCGACCTGCTGAATGCAGAGACGCGCATGAACGGCGGCAACCATACCCGCGCCAATACCGAAGACGTACTGATCGCCACCCGCGGCGCCGGGCTGGAGCGCAAGCACGCCGGCATTAAGCAGGTGGTCTACAGCCCGCTCGGAGCGCACAGCGAGAAACCGTGGGAAGTTCGGCACCGACTGGAACTGCTCTACGGCGATGTGCCGCGGATTGAGCTTTTCAGCCGCAGCGCAGCGCCAGGCTGGAGTCACTGGGGCAATCAGTGCGCCACCGCTTCCGTTGAGCTGATCCCCGGCTGCGCCATCGACGTAGTGAAGACGGAGGCTGCATGACGCCAGAAGAAAAAGAAAACGCTCTCCGCGCCCAGGCTCGTCGCTGCGCAGAAGAGATAACCAAAGCGATGAACGTAAAGCCTAAACCGAAGTGGAACGCTGTATGCCCCCCCATCCTTCGCAAGCACTACGAGAAGGTAAAGCCGATGGGTGTCAGCCTGGTGAAATTTGTCAGTGTTATTGGCCGCATGAATGGGCGGTATGGAGTGGAATCATGAAAGAACGTGGAATGATATTCAACGGGGAGTTGGTGCGGGCCATTCTCGACGGTCGGAAGACGCAGACCCGGCGGCCTATCAAATGGAAACAGACTCGGTTCACTGAAATTGGTGAGCGCGAAGACGGTAGCAAATGGCCGTGGAGCGAAGATGCAGAGCATACTTGCGACTTCTGGCACCCATGCCCGTTCGGCGCCGTCGGTGACCGCATCTGGGTGCGTGAAACATGGGGCGTTGTCAGTCACGCCTTTAGTGACGATGGCTTGATGATTGACTGGGTTCCTGATCGTCCATCGACTGCCATCCACGAAATGCCGTTTGGCAATGGCTATTACTCTGGCTACGCCATTTATGCAGCTGATGGTGATTTTACCTGGGGTGATGACGATGGTTATGAAGATGGCCGTTCGTGCTGGAAACCTTCCATTCATATGCCGAGAGCAGCCAGCCGCATTCTGCTGGAAATCACCGACGTGCGCGTTGAGCGGTTGAACGCTATCAGCGAAGAGGATGCGGAGGCGGAAGGAATCGACATGGAGGCACTTTATGACTCTCAGGACTGTTACGACTGCATTGCAGACCACAACATGACCGGAAGGCCAACGGTAACAGGCGCATTCAAGTACTTGTGGGAATCCATCTACGGCGAGGATGGCTGGAAAGCCAACCCCTGGGTTTGGGTTATCGAGTTCAAGCGCGTTGAAGGCGGTGCAGCATGAGCGCAGAAATCATCGATCAGGCCAACGAGCTGGCAGAGCGCCGGCTGGAAATGACCATCCAGAACATGCGCATCAACCATAACGCAGTTTCAGCTACTCACTGCCGCGACTGCGGGGAAGAGATACCCAAGCGGCGCCGGGAACTGGTGGCGGGATGTCAGCGCTGCGCTGACTGTCAGGAAGAAGAGGAATTGCGCGGTAAACACCGGAGGGGATACAAGTAGATGCAGAACACAAACATCACTATTCAGCCGGCAATTATTAATCGTGAGACGGTACAGGCTATGCTGGGAGGAATTTCAAGGACTACTTTCTGGCGAAAACGCAGATACTGGGAGCAAAACGGCACACCTTTCCCTTCCCCTGCCCCGGGTACTAATCCGGGGAAAGGGGGTGAGCAGTATCGCTATTGCGACGTAATGCGCTTCTTTGCCTCTCAGGGGCTCGTTGAGTCCACGCATGACTGAATATGGGCAGCAAGGAGATCGAGCGCTTCTTGCTGTTCACGCAGATAACTGTGCTGGTCATAAATGGCAAGGACGCCACTAAGTTTATGACCAAGCACCTTTTCCGATACGTGTGGCATAACGCCAAGCTCTGCCATTTTGGTTTTAGCAGTCCGGCGTAAGTCATGTATCGACCAGTGATCGATGGTCATATCCTCTCGCAACTGAATTGCAAGATTCAGGATCACGCTGGCCGCCATCGGCCGATCTTCTTTCTTCGCAGCTGGCGGGAATACCTGACTGAAATCCTCATACAGTGAAAATACCTCCCGCAGAATCTCTACCGCCTTCACTGATAATCCGCGTTCGAATGGCTCCCTGGTTTTGGAGTGTTCATCAGGCACGCGCCACACCCTTGCATCTAAATCAAAATCTGCCTTTTTCGCCAATCTGAGCTCCACACCGCGACAGCCGGTTAACAGAAGCAACTTAAGAAGCAATTTATTCTGGTGAGTAATTGTTGAAGCCTCAACCGCATGCCAGAAGGCACCTATCTCTTTGTCGCTGAGGTTGCGCTTGCCTTTCTTTACTGGTTTGCCGACATCGATAACACGCAGATCGGTAACAGGATTCCTTTTTATCAGTTCGATTCGGATGCAGTATGAAAATATTGTCTTCATGCGGGAAAGTACTTCTCCGGCATATGTCTCCGCGTTGTTATCCCTCATGCGCTTGAAAACCGGTTGCCAGTGGGAAATAGCCATCTCATCGACAAGCATGCTCCCCACATAGGGCACCACATGACGATACAAAGCACGCTCCCATTGGTCTCGCTTAACAAGCCGGCTGGCGGATGCGCTGGATAACCAGGATTTAATGCAGTCCTCTACAGTGGCAGCCTTGATGTTCGCCTCAACGGCCATATCACGTGCGGTGATCGGATCTTTGCCTATAGCTACCAGCTTTCGAAACTCCGCGACTTGCTCCCTGGCCTCCTTTAGCGACACCTGGTCATACTGTCCAATGGTCATTCTCCGCGGGCGACCGTCAATTTTATACCGGTACTGGAATACAATGACGCCGTTGGGGGTAATACGGACAGAGAGCCCGTTAGCATCAGACAATTCGATCCGCTTAGGGAGCGGCTTGCCATTCATCTTGCGTAATTTGGCATCAGTAAGCATGTGTACATCCGTTTTACTGTGTACATCGTTGTGTACACAATTTCCGTGGCACAAAGTGGAATAGAATAAAACGGAGTGAAACACCTGAAATGGTTTTAGTCAATGCTGGCAAGGATCTGGAACAGAGATGTGAAACGGGGATAAACAAATCGAAACAGTAATGATGACCTGCACGAAAGAGCACATACAAAACTATATAATCATAATTATCATCAGGTTAAGGCGCAGTTCCCGCTTCACTCTGCGAAAATAGGAGCACGACCGGAACGATCGCTCCCCCCTGCAACCGCCTGCTGATAACACCGGGGAGTAGTTTACACATCATTGGTACGTGATTAAAGCCGCGACAGCATAAATGATGGCGGAATGCGGAGAAAACAAGAGGGCCACGGATAAAAAAGCAGAATATAAGCGATGTGGCGCGGTAATATTGGCCAATGGCGCCGGACGATATTATTCGGACATGATAAAAGAGACGTGGAGATATTGCCTGCTGAATGTATACCGCGGGCCATTAAACCGGTACCACTTAACCCGGCTTATTAGACCGCTCGCGAAACGATAGCCTGCAATATTAAGACCACTCGCCGGCCACCAGCGTATGCACATTAAAGGCGTCGTTCATGGATTTTCCGGTGGTAGGGGCGCCGGGCGCAATATTCGAACCAGCCTCAACGTCAGAGGCTTTGGCGATACCTACCTGGGTATGATCCTGATGACCCGATGGCGGAACGGGCGTGGCGGCTGATGCGCCAAAAGAAAGCAC